TGCACGCTGCCGTCAGTCGAGGGGAAATCGTTCAGCCGCCGGCATGCGAACGCTGCGCCCGCGTCAATGTTCCACTCGAGGCGCACCACGAAGACTATTCGAAGCCCCTCGATGTTGCGTGGCTGTGCGATTGGTGCCACGGTCTCCGGCACCGCGAAATCAACGATGCCCAAAGAAAAGAAAAGGTCGGGTAACACGCGCTTCGTGAAGACCCGTGGCGAGGTCGCCCAGGCCCTTGACGTGAGCCTCCAAAGCATCGCCACGTACGTCGCCGAGGGCGCTCCCAAGAAGGGGCCCAAGGGCTACGACGTCGACGCGTTCATCCGCTGGCGCGCGGAGAACAAGGCGCCGCTTCGGGGGCCCGAAGACGGACAGGAAAAGACTGGTGACCTGGCTCGACTGCTGAAGGCACAGGCGGATGAGCGTGAGATCAAGGCCTCGCATGCTGACCTCAGGTTGTCGATCGACCGCGGGGAGTACCTTCCGATCGCCGAGGTCAAAGAGCGAGACATCGCAAGGATCACCATGGTGAAGCGCGGCCTGCTCGCGTTCGAGAGGTCACTATCTCCGCGCCTCGTCGGGCTCGGCCAGCTCCAAATCTCTGTCATTATTCGAAAGGCCGTCCGGGACTTGCTCGAGAAGTTCTCGAAGATGTAGATGCTCACAAATGGAAAGACTCTGGACTCTTGGGAGGGCCCCGCCTGGCGGCCACCGCCAGAGCTCAAGATTGACGAATGGAGCGAGCAAACGATCTCGCTTCCTCGGTCGATAGCTGAGGTCTCGGGGCCATTGAGCTGGGAGGTCTTCCCGCCGGCGCGTGAAATCCTACGGGCCGCCACCGAGCCTGGCGTTGAGGAGATCACGATGTGCTTCCCCGCGCAGACCTGCAAGACGCTCATCGTCCAGTGCATCCTTCTCTACTTCCTGGCCGAAGAGGGAGTTCCATGCCTGCACGTCGTCGGTCGTGAGCTCGACGCGGTAAGCCTGAACGTGGACCGCTACCAGAGGATCATCCAGGAGTCACCCAAGCTGCGAGCGATGCTCACCGGCGCCGCGCATGACATGGTCCGAGATGCGATCCGGTTGAATGGTTCGACGCTCTTCTTTCGCGGTGCCAACTCGCCGGCGGCACTGTCGATGCACTCGATCGCAAAGCTTGCGACAGACGAGACCGACAAATACGAGGAGTTTACGGGTCGCGAGGCGGACCCGATCTCTCTTGCGCGCGAGCGCACGGAACGCTACAGCAACCGCCTCATTCTCAAGACTTCAACCCCGACGACGCCTCGCGGCTACATCTGGGTTGAGTACCTCGCTGGAGACAGGCGATCTCTCTGGGTGCCGTGCCCGCGCTGCAATTTCTTTCAGCGCATGGTTATGGGGAACGAAGGCCCAGGTCCGGGGATCAAGATCCCAGATGGCATGCGAGACCCAGAGCGCATCGTGCAGGACAACCTCGCCTGGTACGAATGCGAGAAGTGCGCGAGAAAGATCCTGGACATAGACAAGCCCGCGATGCTGCGGCCGGGATTGTGGGTCCCGGAGAAGCAGAAGATCGACCAGTCGACGGGTCGCGTCACTGGAGACCCGCCTCCACGCAGGCATTTGAGCTACCAAATTTCTCGAGTTTATTCCCCGTTCCCAAACAGCACGTTCAGCCGTGTCATCGCGGAGTTCCTCAAGTCGAAGCCGTTCCCCATGAAGCTCATGAACTTCCGCAACTCTTGGATGGCGGAGATCTGGGAGGACACGGTCGACAAGCTTGAGGGCGAAGTTGTCCGGACACGGAGCCGCGAAGGGGATTACGCTCAGACGGAGATCCCGGCCCGGGCACAGATCATGACCGCTGGAGTCGACGTTCAGGGTGATCATATTTGGTACGTGATCCGCGCCTGGGGGCCTGGCGGGGAAAGCTGGCTCATTCGCTGCGGGCGGCTGGGGAGCGGCGTGGTCACGGACTTCGATGCCCTCGCCGGCGTCCTCTTTCGCGCGAAGTACAAATTGCTGGGCAGTCGCAACGGCGTGCCGCTGAAGCTCGTGTTTATGGATGTGGGTTTCGCCGCTCGAAAGGATGAGGTCTTGCGGTTCTGTGAGAGGCACGGCTGCCAGCCAGTTCGCGGGGACAGCGAGCCGACAATGATGCTGCGGCAATCCAAGATCACGGATTCCCAGAACCGCTCGCATCCGCTCCTGCTCCTCGACACGCACTATTTCAAGTCCAAGCTTCATCGTCTCATTCGGATCAACCCCGCGGACCCAGGCGCCTGGCACCTACCGCGGAATCTCGAAGAGGCCTACTTCCTGCAAATGGCAGTCGAGCAACGCGTCCTCGAGACGGACAAGAGATCAGGCCGCACACGTCACGTGTGGAAGGTATTTCCGAGCGGCGCGGACAATCACCTCTTCGATGCCGAGGTGTACGCGTTGGCCGCAGCCGAGCACCAGGACGTGGAGAACCAGCTACATGAGCCGGTCCCGTCCGAGACATCCGAGAGCGTGCCACAGCCTCACCCACAGGAAACCACAGATCAGACCTCACCCATCGAGGCGTATCGGCGCAAGACCGCTTCAAACCGGCCCAAACCCAAGCGAATCCAGAGGACCACGTGCCGAATCTTCAGGTAGCCCCCATGAAACCGAGCCAAAGTCGAGTTAGAGAGCCCCAAAAAAGAGACCTTGAAACGTCCCAAGGGGCTGACTCCGCTCTCCCGCATGAGCCCCAAAGGGGCATGCGCTGCCCGTGGTGCAAGGAGGTGGGCCAAAATCACGTCTACAAAACCTACCCCGGGAACCTTCGCGACCGCTTCTGCTACGCCTGCAAGCGGCATTTCCACACCCAAGAAGTGCCCCGATAAATTTTCCATTAGTGGAAGTGGGTAGTTGTTGACAACGAATTCCCGGGGGACGCTGGGACCGTGGCCTTCTACGGTGAGTTGCTGACCAAGATTGACGCGGAGCTCCTTCGGCGAGCCGACGGCGGCTTCGTGGAGTCGTACACGCAGGGCGGCGACACCATTCAGACGATGCCGACAGAGAAGCTGGAGGGCATGCGCGATCGATACGCGGCCAAGGCCGCGTCGGAAAGCGGCGGCTCGAGGATTATTCTGGCGGACCTGCGGGGGCGCCGATGAATGCGCCCGCGGCTCTGGGGTGGGACGTCCGCGTGGGCATGGCAATAGACCGCGCGCTGGCCGTGATCGCCCCCTCGTGGGCGAAGTCTCGAATGGTCAGCCGTGTGAACCTGCACATGATCAAGCGCGCCATCTCGGCGTCTGCGCCAGACCGCTCGAGCGCCAGCCGGGCCCCATCGCGACAGGGGCCTGTCAACAAGACGCGCAAAGAGCTTGTTCCCACGAGGGCGCAGGCCCGCGAGCTCTACCAGAAAAACCCCTACGCCCGAGGCGTCGTCAATTCGATCGTCGCCAACCTGATCGGGTGCGGCATTCGCCCCCAGGCCAGAGTTCTGAAGCCAAAGATGGGGGACCCCGATGAGGACTTCAATGATCTGGCGGAGGAGGAGTGGAAGTTCTGGGTTGAATCTTCTGGGCCCGCAGGAAATGAGAACTTTTACGAGCAGCAGCGTCAGATGCAGCGAGAGCTTCTTGTCGCCGGGGAAACCCTGCTGGTGATGAGCGTCCCCAAGGACAAGCGCCGAGTGCCGCTCGCCGTGGAGGTTATCCCAAGCGAGCGGCTGGCGGACAACCTTGACAGCGAACCCAAGGTTGGCAACCGGATAGTTCAGGGCGTGGAGCTCGACCAGGACGGGCGACGTGTCGCCTACTGGATTCTGAGGAATCACCCAGGCGATTCGATTCGGATGGCGGATAAGCCGCAGAGGGTCACGGCCGATAGGGTGCTCCACCTCTTCGAGGAGCTTGAGCCTGGGCAGGTCCGTGGAATGACTCGCCTCCTGACATGCGCCGGCGCCTTTGAGGCGCTGATGCAGCTCATGGACTTCCAGCTTACTCGCGCCAGGATCGCGAGCGCCTTCGCCCTCATGATCACCGACGACGGCGCCGGCGTTCGGCTGGTGAAGACTGGCGAAGAGGACGACAAGGATGAGGACGAGAACGAGCTCGGGCACATCGAGGGCGGGATTATTCTCAGGGGGAAACCTGGTGAGGGGCTCTCCTCGGCTGGCCCGGCAATCCAGGATCAGCAGCTCGACGCTTTTGTCACGGTGATCATCCGCATGATCGCGCGAGGGCTTGACGTCGCCTACGAGCTGGCCTCCCGCGACTACTCGAAGGTGACGTATCTCTCCGCGCGCGCGGGCGAGAACCAGGATCGACGCCACGACGAGCCCCAGCAGGCCTTCATGAATCGTGGAATCAATTGCCCCGTCTGGCGAGAGTTCATCCGCGCGGGCGGCTTGGCCGGAAGATTCCGCGTCGGCGAACCATTTGAGCGGTTCTGTGTGGCGCAATTCATGCCGCAAGAACGTCCCTGGATCGACCCAATCAAGGACGCACAGGCAGACCTGCTCGCTGTGCAGGCAGGCCTCGCCAGCCCCATCGAAGCGATCGCGAAGCGAGGCAAGGACCCGTTCAAGGTGCTCCAGGACATCGAGCAGTTCAAGCGTTGGGCGGAAGACCTGGGACTCGAGCTGACAATTTTCGGCGCGAAGGCTCCTGCTCCAGCGACCCAGCAGGAGCCGGAGAACGAAGACGAAGAGGACAAGGACAATGGCGAAAAAAGGAAAGACAAAAAAGCTAAGGCAGCGTGAGCCCGGGGAGGAGATCCGCAGGAGCGTGGCGATCCGCGCGGAGGATCTCGGCTCGGACAAGCGCTCCGTCACGGTGAGCTTTTCGAGCCAGTCGGACAAGATCTATCGTTGGGGCACCAAGGAAGTCCTCTTGCACGAGAAGGGCGCGAGCAAGGTCGACACGATCAAGAGCGTCGGCGCCGTGCTCATGAACCACGACCCCGACCAGATCGTCGGCCGGCCTGAGGACGTGCGGTTTGACTTCGAACAGAAGCGAGGGCTCGCCAGAATCGTCTTCGACGACGACGAGGAAGGCAATCGGGCTCTCAAGAAGGTCCAGAGCGGAAGCCTTCGGGGCGTCTCCGTCGGCGCCTGGGTGAAGTCGTGGATGGCCCTTGAAGAAGGAGTGACATGGATAAGCCCGGGAGGGCAGGAGTTTGAGGGGCCGGCGTACATAGCCACAG